ACCATTTGCAGGGCAGACTTTGCTGAAGAGTGGAAGGTTAAGCTCACAGACCTGATGCAGGAAGCAGCAAAGGCCATCATACCTACAGGGATACTGAAAGCAGAGACTACTATAACGACCCGTTGGTCAAAATGATGAAAGCATGAGAGTAATGAATCCATACATAGTACCGGGGCTGCCCAAGTTTAGCAAGAAGACACCAGACCAAATATGGCTGGATGTAATGAAAGTGGTAGCTAAGCGATATGAACTCACTATAGCAATGATGATGGGCACAAGGCAGACATACAATATCTCCTATGGAAGACAGGTGTACTGTTACTGGATGCGCTGGTACTTTGGAGACGAAGTGACTTATACACAGCTGGCCGAGTATCTCAGGTTCACCATGAAAGCTGCATCAGGTACAAACAAGGAAAGGTTTGACCATACAGCAGCCATATACTGTGAGAAGACATACAAGGACAGGCTGGATACAGATTCGCCGCTACCATCATCACTCAGACACATCTGCTCTAACACAGCAGAGGATTTCAAACAGATTGATTATCTAATACGATTACAATGCTTATAGGCATATCAGGCTACGCCGGCAGCGGAAAGGATACAGCCGGCAAGATGATTCAATACTTCTCCTATGTGGAGAAGACAAGGGCTATTCCCCTGCTTGCTAAGCACCCAGATGCTCTTGTGCCCCTGAGTACATGGCTTCGGGATGACTTTCATTCCGCTGTTAGACAGAATGAGTCTGGTTGGCAGATAAAGAAGTTCGCAGACGCTCTGCGCGAGGTAGCACACAGATTCTTGCCACAGTTCACTCTTGAGTTCCTCTATACAGACGAGTTCAAGGAAATGGAGCTGGAAGGTTGGGAATACGAGACTCAGGTAGTGGAACTGGATGAGAACAATCAGGATCACACAGTTATGAAGACTATGACCGGCAGACAGTTCCTGCAGTGGTTGGGTACAGATGCCATCCGTAACGGACTACACAGGGATGCCTGGGTGAAGGCACTCATGAGTGAGTACAGACCTCTTGAACGCATCAAGTTCAAGGACACATCAGGATATAACTGGGATCTGCAATACAATAAAGAGCTCGACGGACCGGAACACTATCCCAACTGGATCATCACAGACGTACGCTTCCCCAATGAGCTGCGGGCAGTAAAGAGAGCAGGCGGCTATACCATCAGGCTTAGCAGGCTGCCGAAGTGGATAGACGGATACACCAACCCTGACACCATAGAAGCATGGAAAGCCAGTCTGCATGAGAGTGAGACAGCTCTCGACAATGCAAAGTTTGACTTCATGGTCAGCAATCACGGAACGATAGATGAGCTCACGGCTCAGCTTGAGACTATAATGAACCAAATACACAGTAATGAACAAAGAAGACAGACAGAAAGTTATCCAGTTAGAAGAGCTGGATAGAAGTTGCAGGTGCTGCGGGCACGGCAGGGAGTATATCTGTGACAGGTGCGATGACTTGTTACAGAACGGCTATGCTGTATTCATAGAAGTTGAAGACGACTCTACTATGGATCGTAAACGGCTCACAGGCTATGCTTTGGCCGTACCTGCTCACAGGTATTGGATACCCGGTAGCAGAAATGAAGCAATGGAAGCAAACTGTATCTATTTCATTCATCAGACAGAACTCAAGAAATTCCTCGGCAATGATTACAGGCATCCCAAGGGTGGAAGACTCAAGCCATCCAAGTTTCTTACAACCGCACCTCGACCCATTAACGGACACCCAAAGAATAGCACACGATCAGCTGCTGAACTATGCCATTACTGACACCAGGCACAAGGGCGGACTGTTGGTAGGCTATGCAGGAACGGGTAAGACCTTCACTCTCTCACGACTGGTGCAGAGTATCAGACAGGAGATGACGGAACAGGGCAAGATAACAAGGATAGCTATGGCAGCTCCTACACACAAGGCTGTCAAAGTGCTCAAGAAAGAGGCACTCCCCGGAGTGGAGTATGCTACCATACACAGCCTGCTTGGGCTGAAGGAGCAGTGGGATGAGAAGACGGAACAGTCCACCTTTGTCCCTGACAAGTTCAGGACTGAGCCGCCACCTATCTCACAGTGTACACACCTGATACTGGATGAGGTCAGTATGCTCAATGCTGAGCTGTACCGTATGCTGCAACCATACCTGAGCAAGGGACTGAAACTGATCTTCTCGGGAGATCCTGCCCAGATACCACCGGTCAATGAAAAAGACTCCCTTCCCCTGCTGAAGTGGAAGGAACATGGTATCCTGAGGTGTGAGCTGAACAGGGTCATGCGTCAGGCAGAGGGCAATCCTATTCTTGAGTTTGCTACCGAGATCAGGAGCAACTACAAGGAAGGCAGGTTCAATCCTAATCGTAGACTGCTCCATGATGGCTCCGGCATAGAGACAGTGCTCTACAACTCATCAAGAGAGACAGAGATACTGCAGCAGTATTTCGACAGCAAAGAGTTTACTGAAGACCCGGACTACTTCAAAGTGATAGCCTGGCGCAATATAGCTGTGGACAACTACAACAGGATGATCCGTCGCATCATCTATAAGCATGAGAGTGACCTGGCTGCTATCATGCTGGGCGAGAAACTCATCATAGACAAGCCTGTGGTAGTAAGAAACAAACTGCTGCTGGCTACCAATGAAGAGGTGACAGTGGAAGAACTCTCTGTTACAGACTACAAGCTCAGACTGATGGACTACTATGGCAGTGAGGTGATACAGACCGTCAAAACCTACTCGGTAAAGATCAGCTGGTGGCAGGACAATACCAGGAAGGTTTATGCAGGTCACATAGTCCATGAGGATGACACTCCACGGTTCAGGAATATGCTGGATCAGATGAAGGAAGCCGCACGGATAGCTCCGCCTGAGCGCAAGAACAAGATGTGGAAGCAGTTCTTCGACACCAGGGACAAGTTCCTTGCTGTAAAGTACAACTACGCCATCACCGGCCACAAGTCACAGGGCTCCAGCTATCAGCAGTGTCTGGTGCTCAAGTGGGACATTGACATGAACAGAAACATTGAGGAGCGGAACAGGATACTCTATGTAGCCTGTACCAGACCTCGTCACAAACTATACATCGAGCCATGATAACAGGAGATGAACCAACTTTCCCATATACTGAAAGATTTCAGGAAGGACTTACAATTAAGCTACAACTTGCTGCAATGAACATGGCAGCCAGTAGAGCCTATGCCGGACCAGAAGGATATTCATCAGATTATCTGGCTGAGGTGGCTTTCAGAGATGCTCAGGCTCTCATTGACGAATACAATAAGACACAGTTATGAGTACCAAAGAATTCACACAGAGAACAATCTTTCTCTGGGTAGTGATGATCGGAGCATTCTTTCTTATCAGAGTATGGTTGCCTCTCAGCTACTGGTTCTTTGTAGTACCGGTAGCAGACACCGTATTCAAAGCATTCACAATAAACTCAGATGAATGAAACCATCAACCAACGAGATAAAGCGGGAGATACAGCTCAGAGGGCATGACACCTGGACTGCCTCGGGCAGGGTAGGTACACTGGCTATGGGCACAGGAGCAGGCAAGAGCTGGATCGGTGTCTATGAGTGCCAGTGCATGTACGCAGGCGGAATGCTCACAAGCCCGGAAGACATCCTGCTGGTGACTCCCACAGAGGTGCTCAGAGACCAGAACTGGCCTCAGGAGTTCCAGAAGTGGGGAGCAGCAGAGGTCTTCAACAAGCATGTGAAGTCCATCTGCTTTGCCTCTCTCGGCAAGGAGCAGGGCAAGAAGTACAAGCTGGTGATACTGGATGAGATACACAGACTTACAGAACTGTCAGCCAGAGCCTTCACTCCTGTTCTTGCAGGAGATACAGACGAGAACGCTGATGTTCTCACACACTTCTTTGCAGAGAACCTTGCAGAGGCAGTCATGGGACTCACGGCTACTGTACCAGACCACAAGCGTGACCCGGAGAAGTATGCTATCATACAGCAGGTGGCTCCCATAGTTTTCCGGTACACACTGGATCAGGCTGTGGAAGAGGGCATGATAGCAGACTATGAGATCAGAGTGATACTCCATCCGCTGGATAACACGGCAAAGACGATAGATGCCGGCACGAAGAAGATGCCCTTCAAGACCACTGAGGCCAAGCAGTACGAGTTCCTGGAATCACAGATCAGGAAGTACCAGATGCTTGCCAAGCAGAACGAGAAGCTCAAGCAAATGCCTTTCTACAAGACTATGGAGCGCAACAGGTTCATCTATAACCTGCCCAGTAAGACCCTGCTTGCTGAGAAGATACTGAAGAAGATACTGGCTGACGGTAAGCGTACACTGGTATTCTGCGGAAGTATAGATCAGACAGAGAAACTGCTTGCTCCGAATACCTTTCACAGCAAGACAAATTCCACAGCTTATGACTTGTTTAATTCCAAGAAAATCAGTAACTTGGGAGTAGTCAACGCTGCCAATGAGGGTATCAATTTCACTGACCTCGACCAGGCGCTGATAGTACAGCTGGACTCTAATCCACGCAACCTTGTACAGCGCATTGGCAGATGTCTCAGGCTAAGGGATAACCACAAGGCTATCATCTACATACTGGTTGTACAGGGCACAGCAGACGAGAGATGGCTGGAGAAGGCTATTACAGGCTTCGACACAAACAAGATTCATTACTACACAAGCAAAGGAATATGAGAATAACACAAATCTGCTATGACAGTGATATTCCTGGACGGATAGTCCACAGGCGAGTGGGAATCAGTGGTGTAGAAAGAATAGAGGAACATCGGGCTATGGGAGAAGGGGACAAATGGTTCTATGACATCTATTACAAAGCTGGTTATCTTCTTGATGGAGCTAACATGGAAAGAACCTTTAGACCTATAGGAGTAACTTATGACACAACTACAGCAGACAGTACAGTGGATGATAGAGCAGGGCTACCTGATACAGATCAAGGGCAAGTACAGAGTGACAGCCAAATTCAACAAGGAGATAACAGGACAGAAAGTGGGTCTGATGTTGGTGGGCAACAAGCCGATAGTAGTGGAGAAAGAAAGTCCGATCTCGAAGCTATTTGGGACTGGGCTTTCGAGAGAACTCTCAAAAGCAACCCCGACAGTTAATTGGGAGCAGGCTTATCTGGAGTTCATCAAGGAAGCAGAAGTACCAGCTCGGTCAGAGGGTAGAGACGGAAGCTATGACGTGAACAAGTATTCAGAGGAGGGCATGAAAGCCTTTCGCAAGGTACTGGAGAAGGAAGGCATCAACTATCAGCTGCTGGTGAACGTGACCAGACTCTACTACAAGAGTCACAGGCAGTTTGCAGTCAAGATAGGCAACTACATCGCAGGCGGACAGTGGCGCTCTGACTACCAGACGGCACTGGAAGCACACAAGGAAGGAAAGCTCGCGGAACACATACAAGAGGAGATCAACAATGACAGAGAATTCACATCAGTCAAAGCAGCAGATATGGGAATTACCGCCCCAAGATTCGGAACTCAACCACTTTTGGGAGAATAACAAGACAGACGGCTTTGTCCGCATGGTAAATGTTGGACTGTCCGGTTATAATGAAGGCTTTACTACAGGACTCAAGCAAGTGGATGGATTCACTTACGGGACTACCAAGAGTACTTACATCCTGCTTGGTGCTGACTCAGGTGTGGGTAAGACCACTCTGGCTGACTTCATGTATGTGTTCAACTTGTGGAGAGCGGCAAGAGAATCTGGCAAGAAGATCTACATCAAGTACTTCAGCTGGGAGCTGGACAAGACACGTAAGAAGGCCAGATGGGTAAGTTACTGGATAAAGTGGAAGTTCAATGTAGAGATACCTTCTGCTTTCATTCTCGGAAGAGGACAAGCCAAGCTCGATGAGAAGCAGCAGCTGATGGTCAAGTGGGGCTACATGATGATAGAAGAGATGATGAAAGACATCGAGATCTTCGATGGTATGCTGCATCCCACAGGGGTACTGAACAAGATGTTTGACTTCTATCGCACACAGGGTAAGGTAATAGAGGAAACTCACACGAACAGAGATGGTAAACCATACAAGATGGTAGTAGGCTTTGAAGCCGATGACCCTACTGTAACTGTAGTAGCGATGTTTGACCATATAGCTCTCGTGAATACAGAGTATGGTGCGATTACCACTAAAGCTGCGGTAGACAGACTGAGCGGATACTTCGTGCAGTTACGCAACATATTCGGTACAACCATCATAGCTATCCAGCAGTTCAACTCTGACCTGATGGACTCCTACAGACAGCAGAAGAAAAGTGAGAAGGCCATTACCCCTACCAGACTTGACTTTGGTGATTCGAGGTATACCTACCGTGATGCAGATGTGGTATTTGGTCTTGTGAAACCTCTTGCCTTCCAGTTGAAGGAGTACCACGAGCACAAGCTGGAAGACTTCGGTCAGTACTTCCTGGCGCTGCATATCCTGAAGAACAGGGATGGCCCACCTGATAAGTTCCTTCCGATATTCATGAACCCGATAGCAGGCATGTTCTGGGATATGCCCAAAGCCCCCCTTGCACCTGCTGACTACAAAGTATTTGAGAATGAGGCAAAACGCCTCGATCCAATCAGTGAACAGTACTCGATGAAGAGTGCTGCCTAAAACAAACAGATACACATTATGGCACAAGGCGTATTAATCGTCGGAGAGTCCGGCTCAGGCAAGTCTACAGCGGTAGAGAACCTGAATCCGGCAGAGACATTCATCATCAATGTGGCTAACAAGCCCCTTCCGTTCAGAGGATGGAAGAAGAAGTATTCGGTATGGGATTCCAAGGCTAATCCCAAAGGGAATATGTTCGCAAGTGCGACTCCCAATCTGATCCTGGCTTGTATAGATTACATCAACAGTTCACGTCCTGAGGTGAAGAACATAGTCATAGATGACTTTCAGTACATGAGCTCATTCGAGTTCTTCGACAGAGCTGATGAGAAAGGCTATGACAAGTTCACACAGATAGGAGCATGGCTGGTGAAGGTTAGCAAGAAGCCACAGACCGTGAGGGAAGATCTCATGATATTCTATCTCACTCATGCTGAAGTGGACACAGACATGAGTAACAAGCGCAGGGTGAAAGCCAAGACTATCGGTAAGATGGTAGATGACAAGCTCACTCTGGAGGGTCTGTTCTCAGTAGTCCTGTTCAGCAGGCTCAAGAAAGACAAGGAAGGCAATCTCCACTTTGTGTTCGAGACACAGAACAACGGAGAGAATACCTGCAAGTCCCCCAGAGGTATGTTCCCCGGTATGGAGATCCCCAATGATCTGCAGCTTGTACGCAAAGCTATCCTGGAGTACGAAACAGGAGA